GAAGAATTCGGTAAAAAATTCGGAAATAGGTTCATCAACACGGATAACCCTGAAGAAGCTAAAAAAACAGCACTTAGAAATTATATAGAAAAAGTTGTAAACGGTGTTAGTAAAATAGAAGATGGTAATTATTCACAATTATCTATAGGTTTTAGTGACGATGACTACGGTAATATAAGTGCTGTAATAAATTTAATAAAAGATGAACTAAACCAAAAGTATCCACAAGTAAATTTTGTTGTATATGACACATCTAGTGGTGACATAAACAAAATTGTAGTTAAAAGAGAATAGAAACAAGAAAGTTTTCAAATATAGATATATTTATAATAGTAAATAAAAGAAATTTTTAAAAATACACAATATGGCTGATTTATTAATGAAAATGCCCGTTCCTTATGAACCGAAAAGAAAGAATCGGTTTATTTTGAGATTTGATTCTTCACTGGGTTTAAACGAGTGGTACGTTGAAAGTACATCAAGACCACAAGTAACAATAAATTCTGTAGAAATACCTTTCCTAAACACATCTACTTATGTGGCAGGAAGATTTACATGGAATACTGTTAATGTAACATTCAGAGACCCAATCGGTCCTTCAGCAGCACAAGCGTTGATGGAGTGGGTTAGACTACACGCTGAGTCAGTTACTGGTAGAATGGGATATGCTGCGGGATATAAGAAAAATATCGATTTAGAATTATTAGACCCTACAGGAGTTGTTGTAGAAAAATGGGTAATGCAAGGTGTATTTTTAACAGATGTTAATTTTAATGACTTATCTTATAGTGATGACGGACTATCTAACATTTCTGCTACACTAAGACCAGACAGATGTATATTAGTTTACTAAAACTATAAAACATACAATATTAAAAAACCCCAGTTATGGGGTTTTTTTATTTAAAGGGGCAACATTTTTATTTTTGGGGTAAGGTTGTTTAATCCACTTAGTTTTAAGGGTTTTATCAAAAACTAACATGTATCTATGTTTTCTAGTCCTATCCCTCCATTCACCTCGTTTATTTTTTACGGGTCCTCGAGAATGTTTTATAAACGTACCATCACCCAACTCAAACCAAAAATCTTTCTTTTTATCTGTTAATCCATAATACGAAAAATTGGTTGCCTGATAAATGTAACCATTATGTAGTTTGGAATCAGCATAAGATATTACAGCTTTAAGAACTGTTTCTTTTTTAAGAAGTTTAATAGATTTTGAGACGAACCAAGATAATAAATTTTTAAAATTGTGTTCGGGATGTACACACAGTCTTCCCAGTTCATATATTCCCTCCTGAGAACTCCTATCTAAACCAAAACAACCTTTAACTAATTCAGGCACAGAGGGAGCATGAAAGATACATACACTTATTAACTCATCTTGTTTAAAAATTCCGTAATTAAAACCACATCTGAAACCTTTACTTTCTTTTGACAAGTAATGATATTCATTAAGTAGCTTAGCGCATTCGGATTTAGTAATAGCTCTAATGCTTAAATTTTGAAACATATAATAATTATATTTTATAATGTTGATATAAAATTATAATAAACTTAAATTAGTATTTAAACGCAAAAATATGGATTTACAACAAAACACACCAGAAATGGAACCACAAGTAGCTTATGACATGGTAGAATTGCCTTCTAAGGGCGTATTTTATCCTGGCAATAAGAAAAGTGTAAAGGTTAGCTACCTCACAGCTGAAGATGAAAATATTTTAACAGCACCTAATCTTGTACAATCAGGAGAAATGATGGACATTTTATTAGGTAAGAAAATTTTAGATAAAGATATTGATATAGCAACTTTAGCTGAATGTGATAGACAAGCGGTCCTAATCTTTTTAAGAAACACCGCTTTTGGTTCGGAATACACTTTTAATCTTGTAGACCCAGTAACTAATGAAAGTTTTGAACACATAGAAGACTTAAGTAATTTAACATTCAAAGAAGTTAAAATAAGTCCAAACAAAAAAGGAGAATACGAAACCACACTCCCAAAAAGTGGACGAAAGGTAATGTTAAAAACCTTGTCACCAAAAGATGAACAAGAATTAAATGACCTTAGAAAAGCTTATGAAAATATTAAAATACCACCATCAGTAACCAAAAGAATAGAAAAAATGGTAGTAGAAATAGATGGTATTAGAGACGTAGGTGAAATAGCAAGAACTGTTTCACAATTACCTATTGCAGACTCTAAATATATTAGAAAATTTATCGCAGACGCTGAACCTGGATTAGATTTAAGAAGAGAAGTAGTTTCCCCAGCAGGAAACGCTGTATCGTTCCAGATTAACTTTGGCGTAGAGTTTTTTCGTCCTTTCTTCGGCGTATAGGGGCAGTATGCTCGAGGAAATATACTACATAGCCCGACATCTTAATTTTACCCGTTCAGATGTTTTAAGAATGCCTATTTTCGAAAGAAGATTCTATCTAAAAATGTTATCTGATGAATTTGAGAAAAAGAACAAAGCAATAGAACAAGCAAATCAAAAAGCGAGACGGTAAAAATATCTTTGTAAATATTTATCAATAAAGATTTAATATGACTATAAATCAATATGACCAGCTCGTACAAGATGTTATCGCTAGTGGTAGAGCCTCCGACCAAGCGGGAGCGGAAAGATATATCCGTAGTACTTATGGTGTTTCACGACCTTCTGCTATAAGTTCATCACCACCTTCTAGTAGTAATGTTAGTGCTACAAATCCTCTCACCAAAACCTTACAAACTGTAGCTACTGAGTATAGAAAACAAAACATGGCTATGAACGATGTAATCGACCTTAGTCAAAAGTTAATATCTACAGACCCTTATGAAAAGTTAGACGCTTACAAAGAAATGGTTGAGTCTACCGACCAACTAAGAGTTGGGTTGTCTCAGACATTCGGTATGACCGAACAGCTCATAATGGAAAATATGGCCCTTTATCAAGAAGGAGCTGAAGCGTTCGACCAGTTTGGTATCACCGCAAGAGACGTATTTATGACGGTTTCTGATGCTACACAAGATATAGGTAGGAATTTAAGAATACCACCAGATGTAGCGGGTCAATTAACATTAATAGGTGATTTATATGGTACGGTAGCCCAACAATCCGTTCCAGTTTTTGTTGCTGGTTTTGAAAAAATAGGTAGAGGTTCTTATGAAGCAGCTGAAGCGATGGAAAACGCTATTGTTACTTCACAAAAAATGGGACTGGTTACAGAAAAATTATTACCAGCAGTTGGTAAACAAATTGAAAAAGTTAATTTATACGGATTTAAAAATGGGGTACAAGGATTAACCTCAATGGTGGCAGAAGCAGAGTTATTGGGTACAAACTTTGATAATGTAACACAATTAGCTGAAAAATTCTTTGACCCTGAAGCTGCAATAGATTTTGCTGCGGGAATGCAAATGATTGGTGGAACCAACATGACTGACCCCCTAAAATTAATGTACCAGTCTCTATATGACATAGATGGTTTAATGGATGACATGAATGAGAACGCTAAAAGTTTCGCTACATTTAATGAAACTACTGGTGAATTCGAAATTGACCCAGCTAACATGATAAGAATGAGAGATTACGCTAAACTAACGAATCAATCATTAGAAGAATTACAAACTACAGCTATAAGAGGTCAAAAAATGGACTTAGCAAAAAGTATGTTAAGTGGATTTGACGATGAAGAAGTTAAAGGATTAATTGCTGGAATGTCAGATTTCGCTGAAATTGATGGTGAGAAAAAAATGGCGATTAGTTTACCTGGATATGGAGAAATACCACTAGAAAACTTAGCTAGTTTAATGGAAGAAGACGCGACAATCCTAGAAGCTTTAAGAGAACAAGCTCATACCGATTCTTTATCTAACGAACAAATATTCAAAGACCAATTAACAGCTAATAAGGCAACTGCAGTAGCTGCCGCTAATATAGAAAATATGATAACAGGTGGGGTGATAATGGAAGGTATGGAATCAGGTACTCTAGGTGCTGGACAAAACTTAGCTGAAAGTGTGTTAACTATGTCTAGAGACTTTTCTAATAAAATGTTACCAGGATTAGACACTTTAGTATCTGACTCTTTGTCTGGTATAGGAGATATTGTAGGCATGGTTCAAGCCATAGCTGATGATATAGGAGTACTAATTAAAACAGCTATAGATGCAAATACTATAGACCCCATAATAGTAAATGATGGTACTTTTGGACCAACTAGTGAGAAAAGAACTTTACAAATAGGACCCAAAGGTTCCAACCCAATTTATGAATTTTCACCAGACGACACAATTCAAGCTAGTACAGTAGTAAAAAGTTTTAGTGAACTAACACCACTTGGTGGTGAAGGAAATACCGGCGGTGGAGGCGGTTTAAGAGATATTAAAATGACCGTAAGTGGTAATGTAACTGTTAATGGTGGTGATAGCATATCAGGCAAAAAATTTGTACAACTGGTAAATGAAAACGCTAAAGATATTGTATATGCTATTGACGGAGCAACTAGTTATGGTGGGTAGTTAAAATTAATAAAATAAAAAATATATGTTTTTAAATACAGAAATAAAATATCCGTGGACACAAGGAGACTTTAACATTTCCTTAGAAGGCACCCAACTTATTAGAGAAGCTCTTCTTAATAGAAATTTAGATGGAGCGTATTTGAACAGGGGTAATCCTATTCCACCTAATGGTGATATAGCTCCAGGTACTATTGTTTATACGAATTTATCCGATAAGTCAGTGAGAGACCAACCACAACCAGAGGACGTGACTAATCAGGACGGTATACCGTTACAAGAGGCTATGTATTTAAATAACAAATACGGACCAACAGACGGTTACGGAGGACTGACAATAATAGATGTTAATAAATTAGTTAGAGACACTCAACTAACATATATAAACGCAAATACACTACTTCCTGAAGGATTTTTCTCATCTAGTTATACCGCGATAGAAGTAATGAACACTGTTAACATATCCAATGGTATTATTACTACATTAAACAGTAAAATCCTAGATGACTCTATGTTAATTAAAACCTCTTTTAGTCACTTAAGGAAAAATTTAGGATTCAATCAAGGACAATTTGAAATAAAAGACAAACCTGATGGGTTATTTAGTTTAAACATTACTAGTCCACCTAGCGAAATAGTAGACGATGATGAAAATTATTTATCTCGTTTAGAGCCATCATACGACCCAGAATCTGTTATACCAGGAAGTTATTTTTTACCCACCCAACCACCTAATGTTAACACTTACTTAGAAAACCCAATTAACTTCAATTACTTTAGTATAGTTGGTGGAGCAGAGTTTAATCAAATAAGTAATATATTCACACAAGGAAGTTCAATCCCAACCTCACCTTTCGCTACCCCAGCTCCTTCTGAGAGTTTTATAGCTTACATGGGAGAAGAGCAACAATCGACTTTATTTGGTGTTTTAAATTATAACTTTTATAGACCAGATTATACACAATCACAAACAGCATTTGGTATTGAGGTTCCTGTAGGAAATTATTATTTAGGTAGTAGAAATTTAGAACCAGGATTAATTCAGTCACCACTTGACGCGGTTCCAGCTGATAAATTTGGTCGACCAGTACAAGCTTTAGTTTATGGTCCATTCGCTATAGCCCAACAGTATGAAACAGTAGACGGTCAAGCTTTATGGCAAAGATATGAAATGATGGACCAAGGAAGAGCTTATGTTAATGGAGGAGGTGTTAACGCTGGATTTACTTGGGTAGGAGCCCTTTCGGTACCAGTTACAGATACGAGTTCACAAAATCCTGGTGTAGCTTCAAATCTCATAATTAATCGTTCTGACGTTTTACCAAAAAAGAAAGGTTCTATTTTAGATGCAACTCAAGCTTTAATAGATTCTACACCAGCTTTTGGTGGAGCTAAATTTAAACACGCGGGTAACGCAATCGACCAAACAGCTAAAATATTTAATGATGGTTATAAAAATATATCCAAAGGTTCAAGAGTAACCAACTACCACGATGGAGACGTACCTTGGAATTGTATGGAGTATTGTAGAGTATGGACCAAAGACCAACCATTTATTACGTTTTCTGACTTACAACAAAGAGGAGTTCATAGAGGATATGTTTGTAGTACAGATTCAGTATTTGAAACACCGTATAACCTGAATATATACCCAACAAGAGGTAAAAGTACTTCTATGCCTACAGGTAAAAATGTTAAAAAATATATGTTCTCTATTGAAAATTTAGCTTGGAGAGGTACCAATGAATTTAATAATTTACCCGCAGCAGAAAAAGGACCTAATGGTGGAAGAATAATGTGGTTCCCACCTTATGATATTAGTATTGGTGATACTAATTCTGCACAATGGAATTCTACAAACTTTTTAGGTAGACCAGAACCAATATACACATACAATTACGCTGAAAGAATTGGTACCTTATCCTTTAAAATAGTAGTAGACCACCCATCAGTACTAAATGTTATAACACAAACTAGACTGAAAGGTTTAACGGACGCTCAAGCAGACGCAGCTTTAAACGCGTTTTTTGTTGGATGTAAAGAATTTGATTTATTTGAATTGGCAGAAACCTACCAAAATTTTACAATGGATGAGTTAAATTATTTATATAATGAAGCTAATGCTACAGATGATAATGATGTGTCTAATAATATAAATTACCAAAATACAGGACAAGATTATCCTGCTGGTGGTAATTTTACACAAAATGAGATAGATAATTTAGAAGCTCAAAATCAAAATAATCAAAATATATCTAATAGTGTTGATGGGCAACCACCCGCGGGTTCTGCCGCGGAGGACGCACAAAACTTCCAAGAACAAGAACAACTAACCCAACAGTTTGTATTAAAAAAACTATTAGGTGAAGCAAACTATTTTGAATTTTTAGAAGAAAACAACCCATTCATATATAATTCTATAAGAGACCAACTAAAGTATTTCCATCCAGCTTTTCACTCTACTACACCAGAAGGATTAAATAGTAGATTAACTTTTTTAATACAAACTTGTAGACCAGGAAAAACAATACCTACCATAACAAAAGAAGGTACACAAATTATAGACGCTGATAATACCGCGTTTGGTCCCCCACCAATATGTGTACTAAGGATAGGGGATTTTTATCACACTAAAATAGTTATAGATTCGGTGAGTATATCTTACGAACCATTATTATTTGATTTAAATCCTGACGGGATAGGCGTACAACCGATGATAGCGGATATACAAATGAACTTTAAGTATATTGGTGGACAAGGATTAAAAGCACCTATTAGTAGACTACAGAATGCTTTATCATTTGACTATTTTGCTAATACAGAAATGTATGATGAAAGGTCTGGAGTCGAAGTAACCACTCAAACACCTACTAGTGAAGAGGTTAATAACGAAGTCCTAAATCAAGAAGGTGGTAGTAACCCAGAAGTAAGTAATACGTCAAATAATGCTGGAGGTGACGGTTCTAATCCTGAAATAATTGAAACAGGAACAAACCCTGAAGTAACAGGATAAAAAAATATATTATGGCTACAACAACAGAAAGAACAGGTATAGTAAAATATAAGAATCAATACAATCAATTAGTATCCGATTCAAAATACTATATATCAGTTTGTGATTCATTTGCGTCTGACATATATAGAAGATTTGGATTTGGTCATTTAGAATTTATGTATATAGAAAAAAGATATCACTATGGTGATTTTTTAGACAGTAACTCACATTTTTTAGGATTACCGTTTAAATTTTTAAGTAGATTAGATACCCAGTATAATAGTTTAATAACCAATATTAATAGTGGACTAACACACATACAAAGTTTTATACCCAAAGGAGCTTCTATAGAAGACGAGGAGTATGTTAAAACAACTTTGTTAACTCATGCACAGGAACAATTTAAATCATTAAAAACAACATACGTAAATAAATTTTTACAAATAAAAGATGCTCAATTAAACTGTAGTACAAGAATAGACAGATTCAATTTAGTCACTGGTAGTAGTAATGATGGTATAGCGAGTGGAGCTTCAGGTTCTAGAATTATCTGTATGACTTTAAGTGGTGATGAGATTACAACATTAACAAATGATATTAGAAATGTAGGTTATAAAATAGAAAAATATACTAGTACATTAGAAAGTCTATTAGATGACTCTTACTTAACATTAGGTACTAAATTAGAAGAATATATATTCTTTAATAACATAATTTGCAACCAACAAACAATAAATAGAGTAAACGGGGTGGACTATACAGTAAATGCTGGTAAATTATTTGAATATAGAAAAGCAATATTGATAGAAGACTTAACAACAACTAAAACTAACTTTAGAGACGGTATACATTCTTACTTAGTTCCACAATTTAAAAGTAGAATAGAAGAATTTGCTTCTGAACTTATTACTTTTGATGTTAAAAGATACGAACAAATATTTGATGTGGATTATGGATTAAATAAAATAGCTAAAAAACAAATTGATAATCTTTTAACGTCGGATAACGATTATAGTGTAAACTATACAGGTAAAACCACAGAAATAAAAGAAGTTATGAAATATTTTGAAAACTCCAGAGTAGGGACACTGTCTTCAGATTTTAATTTTAAAACTTCAGATAAAATTTTATTAAGTTAATATTATGTATTATAACAGATATAAAGATTTTACACAAAATGGTGAAATAAAAACAGTACCATACATTACATTAGCCGATAAACCATCGGACAAATATGTGGTCTATAAACTTGGTAAAACTAGAATGGATAAATTATCACAACAATATTATGGGACACCTTACTTCGGGTGGTTAATATTACAAGGCAACCAAAAGTATGGTTCACAAGAATGGAATATTCCTGATGGTACATTAATAAGAGTTCCTTTTCCCCTAATACCCTCTTTAGAAGAATATAAGTCGGAGCTACAAAATTATTTTCTTTTTTATGGTAGATAAAAATCGGGTGAATTATGAGTATTAGTGGAAATGAAGATATCCTTACGGAAAAAATTGGTGGTAATCTAACGGTAATCAATCCTAATAAAGTAATAACTAATAAAGGGGTTAAAGATAGGTTAGTTAATCATGAAGATTTAGTTATATACGCCAATTTAGTAGCAAAAATAGTACCTAGAAGTAAAATTCTTTTAGGAGACGCGGATACAGAATCAGAAGTTGCTATAGATTTATTTGGGGGAGAAGTTAATTTCCTTAAACCAAAAGGTAAAAAAAGTTTAGACAGTTCTTGGACCGAAGCATTCACCAATCCAGATTTTAATAAAATTACTTATAGTGAAAATGAAGATTTTGCACAGACAGGAGCGTACACTAAAAGTTTAAAAGAAGCTGAAGATTTTCAAGGGTTTGGAATTACCTCTATAAATGTGGTAATAAACCAATCATTTGTCCCTGAAGTAACTATAAATTTTACAGATATTAGGGGTAAAACCTTATTTGAACAAGGAGACACAGGTGGCCCTTATACAGCCTTTTTTCACATGCCTTATCCAGTATTCCACCTAACTTTAAAAGGTTATTACGGAACAGCAGTAAAGTACCAACTTAAATTAATGAAATTTAACGCAGCTTTCGACTCTAGTTCAGGTGATTATAATATTACGTGTAAATTTATTGGTAATCACTCAGCTTTACTAAATGATTTAAATTTACATCAAGCGATGATAGCTCCGTATATGTATCCGAGTCCAACTCGAGGTGAAGGTGGTGTTAGTACGGGATTAGGTATGCAAATTATGAACGAAGTCTATCAAACTTATGAAGATAGAGGTTTAATAAAAAAAGACTTTCCTAGATATACAATTTTTGCTTTAATGAATAAAGTAAATCAGTTTGAAACAGAATTAGCTAGTAATTTTAAAAAGGAAGACCTACAATTCATGGATGATAAAAAGACCTATCAAGACGAATTAACAAAGTTTTACAATTCTATATTTGGTACTGGTCAATGGTTTGATACTTTTTTAGATAAGACTACCGCGACAGTAATACCAACAAACGTTACAGCAAGCGCGGGAACAGAAAATATAGTTGCTTATCAATTGTTAGATGCTACTGACTCTGGTGTAGCCGCAGCAAACGACGCTTGGGTTAAAAGAAAGGACACCTATGTAGAAAGATTAAATAGTAATTTAACATTTGGTGAAACAGGTCAAAGACCTATAACAGTAAGCGGTAGATTTGATGTATCACATCAGATAGCTAGTGGTACCTCAAGTACCCTGGAAGGACCATATTGGTATATAGTAGATAAAAAATCGGAATCATTTGGAATTCAATGGTTAAACGTACAAAAAGAATTTGAAAAAAACTTTAATGAACTACAAACTGAAGTTAGTAAAAATTTAAATAAAACTTTTGTAGAAACATTAGGGTTTTATCCATCTATAAGAAATTTGCACGCTGTTATTCTAGCAGGTTCAGATACCTTTATAAGGTTATTAGATAGAGTACATACAGAAGCCTTTAAACAAAGAAACAATCAAAAAAGATTAAGGGTGTTAGTTCCGGAAGATGTTAAAAATGAAGAAAAAACAGTATTTCCTTGGCCTATATATTATGAAGAAACTGAAGACAATGAAAGAATATTACAATATCCAGGAGCTAGTAAAAGTTTATCTATTACAGGAGCATATGACGCTAAATTATGGCCTGAAGTAGAATTTGTTGAGGAGTATACTAAAGCTAGTGCATTTCACACGGAATCTATAAACGCTCCATTTGAAAACCAATTTGTAACAATAGATTATATACCACTAAGTGTTAGAGAATTTCCTTTTGATAATGAAGTTTATGGACAGAGTGCCGTTGATAAAATGGTGATGGAAATTTATGACCGTTCATTTGATTTATTAAATTATGGTAGTTTAACATGGCAAAACAGAAGTTCTGATGTTATACCAGCGATACAAGAACTAGCTCAATATGATGCTGAGGTTTTAGAAAAAAGAATAAAATTAAATAGTAATTTAGCAACATTTTTCGGTAATAGTACAGTTACAGATATTAACAGTATTTTTGAATATTTTAATAATGAAAAAGGACAAGACGTTATTCTTAGATGGCAGTTAGGGTTACCTAATACATCTTATATCAGTCAAAGAAATATAGAAGGTAAAAATATACCAGGAACAAATTATGGTGTTTATCCTGGATATATAAGTTTTATACAATTAGTCGAAACAAAACCATACACCCAAGTACTAAATTATATTCATGACCAAAAATCTGATAGTACATTTGATATGTACCCACTAAGATGGGACATGGGTTCCGCGTGGATACAAGAAACATTAGCTAACGGACAAACTGCGGACGAAGGAAGTTTTTACACAACTAAAGAAATACAATTAGACCCAGAAGCTAAATTATTCTCGACACAAAATCTTAAATATTTTTTATGTAATCATCATGTTATAAATGAAGACCCAACTAACGAAAGTATTATTAATGATGAAATAATAAGTACTAAAGATTTAAAGACTAAAGAGGAATGGGAAAGTCATTACCAAGGTACAGACGGTAAACAAATAAAACATATAACTGAAGGTTTAAATCACAGTGGTGACTACACAAAAGTTTTATCACTATTTAACACACCTTACTTTGCAAATGCTTTAGCTAAGGGTTATATAGAAAAAGACCAACCAGGAGCTTTTTTAAATTTAGGGTACATGTTTTTACAAAGTTTACCTATAGCCACAACTAAAGAAAAAATGTTATGGTCACCAGGAAATTACGGTAGTTACATATCACAAATTTTAAATCAATTAGCTGCTCATCACCAGATACCTCTAGCTTTTGCATTAAAAATAGGGAGTATATGGTGGAGATATAAAACCGCGGGTATTACAAATCCTGATACAGATGCTGACAATTGGGACGACGCTATAAACAGTGGTACTTTAGGATATTTTAACACAAGTATTAACACAGGTACAGGTCCTGAATTTCTATATACGGATTCAATAATGGGATTAGGTTTTTCATACACCTTACCAGACGGAACAATAGCTACAGGAGATAATGGGTCAGAAATATCTTTAGGGATATATCCTAAGTTAATGGCCGCAGCTCATTATATGGTTACAGGTCAAGACGTTTTAAGTCCAGTAGTTGATGACGCAACATTACTTAATAATTTTAATATTAGTTCAGGTTTTAGTGTTAATGTTATAAAAGAAACTGACGCGTCATTTAATGCCAACAACCAACAAGTAAATTACTATACAACCTATGGTACAGGAAATTCAGTTACCGTACAATCCACCATAGACACAGCGGTAAGTACAGCAGGAGTTCCTTCTGGTGATTATTATATTTTATATCCGTCAGCTGGTGGAATGTTATCTAACGAATTTGAGTCTGCCGCTGGAGTTACATCCTATAACAATCAAGTAGGTGGACACAACGGTTCCGTGAGATTTTTATGGTCGTTACCACAGTATGGTTATTTTTCAGGTGACACCTTCCCAGCTAGAGACCAATACTATAAGAAAATTTTTAATGACAAAGACGAACAAGATATTTTCGCTATAAGTAATGGTGGTACCGAATTGACACAAAGATATTCTTATATTGATGAGTTACTAGCTGTATTTCCTACAGAAGTATTAAATTATTTTGAGGATATGTTTAAAAATTTCTGTCAAAGAAGAAACCCTTCTACAGAAGAGATTGAAGGAGAATATACTAGTCTACACCAAGTTTTAGGACAAATACTATATGTTCCTTTAAGTGATGTTAAATTGCCAGACCAAGGAACGGGTAAGTTTACCTCTAATATTGCAGCGGCACAACACAAAAAAGCTATTAATATACTAGAAACCTTTACTCAACAGAAAGTGTTTTATAAAAAAGGGTCAGTAAATAATCTAGATAACGTTATAAATATTGACGGTAACCCCATACAATCTTATCAAGCTTTGGTTTACTTATTAAGAGCTAATGGTACTAGTTCTATGTCTCAATTACCAGAAGCTATACAACAAAGTTGGGACCAACCATTTAAAGATATTTTCTTCCCGTATAACAATAATTTACCACCCGACATACCCTTAGCAACCTTTATGGTTAATAATCCAGGATTATATTCTACTTTTCAGTATTATTTCCCATCAGCTTTTGGGGGGATAGATATGGTGACCGTCACCAACTCACCGGTATATGAGTTTTTTAGAGAAATAAATATAGCACCAACAGAAGAAAATGTACCGCTATTTGCCCCAATTATAAGAACATATTATTCTAATGGTAATAACTTAGAAAGTTTGGGTGAACTAGAAACTACATTATCACAAACACAAAATCAGTACCTAGAACAACTTTTTAATAACTTAAAAAAAATAGAGCCAGATACAAAAGAGGAAGATGCTATTATTGAAGATGACAGACCACTAATTGTGGCGGACAATTTAAAATTAGAACTATACCAATCCTTCAAACACCTTAATGACGCTTGGATTGCTGGATTAACTGGTTTGGAAGATAGGACATTACTTGAAAAATTTTATTTTTTAGATAGAGCTAATGAGGATATTGGTGACGAAGCTGTAATTGATATTTTTATTATGCAACAATTAGGTAATCCATTTACACCAGACCCTAGTGCATCAGTAGATAGAACTTTAAACAGTTTTCTAAGTAAAATAGCGATGGACAATAACTTCTTAAAGTTAGACTTACCTTCATATATTAACTTTTTTGGTGTGGGTGACGCAAATTCAAGCTCTCAAGGAAACGCTATGTTTGGTACTTTTACTGAAGTCGACACAACTAAATCTGGTCCAGTATTTCTTTACATCTATATCGGAGAAGAATCAACACACTTATCTGTAAAAACGGATAATTATGGATTTAACAACGATTCTTTTGATTTAAATAAAACAACCCCTAATCCGTTGGTAAGAACAACACCATTAAGCCCAGAAAAACAAGCTAGAAGTAACGCGATAATGGCATACACAGTTGATTTTGGAATACCTAATCAAAATGTTTTTACTAGTATAAATTTAGACCAATCACAAAGTGAAAATACCTCAGAAAGTTATATTGTTCTAGATGATTTAGCTTTAGCGGGTGGTGGTAAAAATGTATCTACTAACTCATTAAATTTATTTAACGTTTATAAAACTAGGTCTTACAACTGTTCGGTAGAAGCTATGGGATGCGCGTTAATACAACCAACCCAATATTTCCAACTAAGATACGTTCCTATGTTTTCTGGTGTTTACATGATTAAAAGCGTTGAACACAGTATAGCTCCAAATACGATGACTACTAAGTTTGAGGGTGTTAGAATACCGATACCAAATCTACCTAAAGTAACTGATTTAATAACTAGAGTACAAACTAGTTTACTAGAAAAAGTTAAGAGTGCTGTTGAAAAAGCAGACTCACCAGAAGAAGTTCCAGGTGACATGTTTGATTTTACCGAAGAAGAATTAAATCGTGGACCAGAAGAAGAAGGCGGACCAACTAATCAAACAGCACCAATTGCTGGAATAACCTTTAGTGCACCTGTTGATATTTCTAAAGTTGAAGACCCTAGAACTATTGATAGTAGTAGAGTTTCAGGTGGCCCAGAAGTGGGAGACCCAAGAAGTGGAGGTAGAGTACATAAAGGTGTGGACCTATATCCTAAAACCGATTTCATGGGTGAAGAACTTGAAATTACTGCAGCACATAGTGGTAAAATAACCAAAATTGTTAGAAATTGTCTAGATGATAACACAGTTGGTTCTTGTGGTGGAGGTTATGGAAATCACGTCAGAATTGTAAGAGAAATTGTAGAATGGCCAAGTAATGTTACCTTAGCAGAAGGTACTATAATAAAGGTTGAGACAAGATATTGTCACCTAAAAAGAGGTAGTGTAGCCGCTGGTTTAAGTGAAGGTCAAGAAATAAATGATGGTGTATTTTTAGGTCATATGGGAGCTACAGGAAACGCTTCACCTGGTAAAGAACACCTACATTATGAAGTAAGGGTCACCAAATTAAATAGTAGATTAGCCCCTATAACTAAAGTAGCTGACCCGCTAGAAGGATATATTCCTGGACTATAAGTTGACATTTTATAAAATAACAAATATTTATTATAAAAAAGAGTACTATGATTAATCAAGATTTAAAATCAAAGTTAGATAATTTCCTAGGAAAGGACACCAACATATCAGAAATTTCTAGTAATCCTGAAAGTGAAGAGGTGTGTGATTTAGATACGGGTATCTGTTATACTGTAAGAACTAGAGATGGTCTTATTGAAAGAGTTGAAAATAGTGTTAGAGTTAATAGAAAAATAAATGTAGAGTCACCAAGTGGTGATGTTAAACAACTTTTAAATGGATAATAATCTAAAAAACAAACTACACGAAGAACTAAAAAGATTTAATAATATAGGAAACTATGTTAAAAATCTAGAAGAACAAATTGTATTAGGTACAGGAAGAAGTTCTGGATTCGTAGAAAAACAAGGAAATTCACCAAGAGTAATTCAATTTGCTCAACGTCAAGAAATGGGAGAACAAGAAGAGGTAGCACCTGAAGAAGAGTTAGCGGTTGGAGACGAAGAGGTTGCTGATGAAGAATTAGCAGCTGTAGGAGATGAAGAAGTAGCAGCTGTAGGAGATGAAGAAGTAGCAGTAGGTGACGAAGCAGTTGGTGCTGAAGAAGAAGGTGACGCTGCTGTAGAAGATGAATTAGCAGTCGCAGATACAGGTGATACTGATACTGAAGATACTGTGGAAGTAGACGTTACTGATTTAGTTGACAAACAGAAAGAAATTGAAACAGCTGTTAAAAGTAGTGAAGAAAATATTAGTGGGGCAAATGATAAGTTATCTAGTTTATTAGACAAACTAGATGAATTAGAAGGTACTTTAGCTGATATGGATTCACAATTATCTAAAATTGAAACACTAGAAAAAAAGATTGAACAATTCAGACCACGTACCGCTAGAGAAAAAGTAGAACAAAGAAAAGATTTTGATAGTGGTCCATACAATACCTCACTTTCCGATTTTTGGCAAGAAGGACAAGAAAGATTTAAAAAACAAGGAAAAGAAGAATATGTACTTACTCCTGATGAAGCTAAAGACTATAGTGAAACAGACATCCAACAAAGTTTTAACCCACCTAGTTAAATATAGACATCATTTTTACCCCAACTAGTTGACATTACCATAACACTTTATTATTCTTTTTATAGATTATATTATGTATAAAAATTATGTATTAAAAAAGAAAATTAAAAAGTTATGACAAATTCAACAACAGACGCGGTTTTGCAACAATACGAAAAAAACAAAAACGCAGGGGGCTCATCTACCCAACAAAAGATGTCACAAGAAGAAAGAATGAAAAAATATTTCACTACTATGTTACCACAGGGTGTTAGCAACGGTGAAAAAATGATTAGAATTTTACCAACAAAAGATGGTAGTTCACCTTTTAAGGAAGTTTGGTTTCACAATATCCAGATTCAAGGAAGATGGCAAAAACTTTATGACCCAGGAAAAAATTCAGATGGTTCAGCTACAGGAGAAAGAAGTCCTCTAAATGAAGTAGAAGAAGCTTTAAGACTTGCTGGAGACGAACAATCAAAAGAATTAGCAAGACAATATCGTTCATCAAAATTTTATATTGTAAAAGTTATCGATAGAAACAATGAAGAGGATGGTGTAAAATTTTGGAGATTTAAACACAATTGGAAAGGAGATGGTGTTTTAGATAAAATTATCCCTATTTGGAAAAATAAAGGTGACGTTACAAATCCTGAAGAAGGAAGAGACTTACTACTAACTTTACAAAAAGTTCCATTACCTAGTGGTAGAGGAGAATATACTACAGTTTCATCAATTATGTATGAAGACCCAGCAGTATTATCTCAAGAAGAATCTAAAAAAACAGAATGGTTAGCTAATGATTTAACATGGAAAGATGTTTACGCACAAAAACCAGTAGAATTTTTAGAAGCTATATCTAAAGGATGTGAACCAGTATGGGATAATGAGTTAAAAAAATATACTTATGATGACCCATCAGCAAAAACCCAAAGTACAACCGAGGTAACTCCATCAGCAGACCCACAAGCAGGTCAAAGTGTTGATAAGGATTTACCGTTTTAATATATTACCAATATGCCATTGAAAAAAAGAAGTTTTGCGGATATAAAAAATAAATTTTCTAAAAAAGCTAAATTTAAACCTGATAGATTTTTTGACCTTGGACCAGCATTCCTAGACGCCACAGGAATTCCTGGTCCAGCAATGGGTCATTTACAAATGTTTTTAGGTCACTCAGATACTGGTAAAACAACAGCATTAGTAAAAGCTGCTGCAGACGCTCAGAAAAAAGGAGTATTACCAGTTATTATTATTACTGAACAAAAATGGGGTTTTGAACACGCTAAAATGTTAGGCCTCGAATGTGAAGAAGTAGTGGACGAAGAAACAGGACAAATAGATTGGGATGGATTTTTCTTATTTAATAATAATTTTGAATATATTGAACAAATTACCGATTATATTAATGAGTTAATGGACGCACAAGATAAGGGTGAAATTGATTATGATTTACTATTTTTGTGGGATTCTGTTGGTTCTATACCATGTAAAATGACGTATGATGGAAAAGGAGGAAAAATGCATAACGCTGCTGTTTTAGCAGACAAAATAGGAATGGGAATAAACCAAAGAATAGGAAAGTCTAGAAGAGAAGACTCTAAATATACAAACACGCTGGTTGTCGTTAATCAACCATGGGTAGAATTACCAGACAACCCATTTGGTCAACCTAAAATTAAAGCGAAGGGAGGTGAAGCTCTATGGTTAAACTCTACTTTAGTTTTTAGATTTGGTAATCAAAAAAACGCTGGTACAAATAACATTTCCGCTGTAAGAGATAAAAGAAAAGTTAAATTTGCAACAAGAACAAAAATTACTATCATGAAAAATCATGTAAATGGACTAGGTTATGAAGATGGTAAGATTTTAATTGCACCACATGGTTTTCTAGCAGCAAGAGAACCTTCAGAAGAAAAAAAATCAATCGAATCATACAAAAAAGAACACGCTGAATTTTGGTCACAACAATTAGGTGTTGGTGGTGATTTTGATTTGAAAGAAGAAAAAGAATTGTAGAACCCACTAATGTATAAAATTGAAAACAAAAACATTAATAGTTGATGGTAATTCATTACTAAAATTAGGATTTCATGGTGTTAAATCTTTATTTGTTAAAGATAAGCACATTGGGGGTCTATTTCATTTTTTAAATACTCTTAGAAAATATATTGTTGAGGAATCTTTTAATAAGGTTGTAGTTTTTTGGGACGGTAAAAACAATAACGCTCAAAGAAGAGAAATATATAAAGAATATAAGAGTAATAGAAGAAATAGATTTAAAGACCAAGATGCAGAAAATTCATTTAACTATCAAAAAGTAAGGACTCAAGAGTATCTAGAAGAACTTTTTGTTAGACAAGGTATATTTGAAAAATGTGAAGCAGACGATTGTATAGCTTATTATTCACAAATTACCCCTAATGAAGAAAAAACCATTCTTACCGCCGACAAAGACCTAACTCAATTAATATCACCAACAGTTAAGGTTATACTAACTTCCACAGGCAAAGTTTATTCCGAAGGAGATTTAATTAAAATGAAAGATGTGAGCATACCTTCTTTTAATATTCCTTTGTATAAAATTATATGTGGTGACAGCTCAGATAATA